CCATATTGTCGTCTAACCACTTGTCCAATATTAATATTGTAAGGAGTAGAATCATTACCACCATTAATAAATGTTATAAAAGATTCAGCTGCACTATAATCAGATGTTTTATTTTTAAATGTATCAATCCACTTAATAGTAATTATTCCTAAATTATTATCAGATAAATCATTATCATTAAATTGGTCCATTAAATAAACATCAGTTTGGTCAATACCAGCATAGAAATAAGAATAACTTCCTTGTTCAGATGTACTTTCATCAGTATTTTCAAGTCTTAAAGTGTCATTTTCAAATACATCAGTTGGTTCATTTACTATTTTTAACCAAAAGTTATCATTAGTGAAATCTTCAACATTAAAAGTTATTTGACCTAAATCAGTTAATGCTTGATAATATTCTGAAGGTTCAAATGTATTAGGAACAACATTCTCGTTTGGTATTCTTTTTCTAACTATTTGACCATCTAAAACATTAGCTGTAGTTGTATCACTTAAGTCTTCATAAGCTATATAAGAATAATGAGCTAATTCAATATCATATTTAGTGTTACCTAAAGTAAATTCACGTGTATCAATACTCGGAATAAACTTAGCACCATCAAATGTAACTCCATTAGTTTCAAACATATCTTCAAAAGGATTAGCTAATCTACTAATAATAGCATATTGTTGTCTAATTAGTTTAAATTCATCATACCCTTTATCTGGTAAAGAAATATCATTTTCTAAAGCAACTTCAACTCCTGAACTATCACCTAAAGCTTCATCAATTCTACGTTGTAAATTTGAAGCAAAATAATCAAAATCTAAAGTTTCAACATAATTTTCAAAATAGTCATTAATGACATTAAATACAATTTCATTTGTTTCTGATGCTGGTCTACTTAAATCATACTTAATAATATTAATAAGAAAATCAAAGTTACAATAAGTTGGATCTCTACTTTCGTGGTTCATTGTCATTACTTTAAACGCTTCCAAATCAGCAAAAATTGAACCATCAACTAAGTAATCTGGAGTAGCTGGAGTAATATAAATTTCATCTCTTGTTAAGTACCAGTTAAAAACTGTATTATTAATATCATTAACTGTAGCCTCATAAACATCTTCATCTTCTAAAAAGCTATTATATGCTTCATCAGCTGATAATTCATCAGCTGTTAAAGTATTTTTATAATTTACAGTATAAGCAAACCCTTCTGGAGTTTGTAAATATTCTTTATATGACTTAAACTCACTTAAAGCAGCTTGGTATTTATCGTAAGCTGTAAGTTTAGTTCTATAAATGTAATCAGCAATTAACCAGTCATTATATTTAATAACTTCTGGACGAGCTAACCATTCTTTATAAAGTTTACCTGTTGCATTACCATTTCCAGTTGGTTCAGGTGGAGAAATAATGTTATTATCTTGAGAACCACCTTTACCATTAGGAACTACATCAGTATTTAAGTTAAAACTTTTGTGCCATAAATCAATATTTTGAAAATGTCCATCAGTATCACTATACTTAAATACAGATTTACTATATTCAGCTTGTAATAAAACAAAAGTTGGACTTTGGATTTGAGAATAACCTATAACTCCACCAGAACCATCTAATAATTTACCAGTTTCAGGATTAACTTGAGAGTTTGTAATATCATTAGTATAATCTTGTCTTGGATATTGATCCCAAGGTTGAGTTCCAGCGCTAGGATCAGGTGGAATTTCCACCCAATCTTGAGGTAATAATAACATTGGAGAACCAGTATCATTTCCTTTTACAGAACCATCATTAAACCATTGAGTTCTTTCAACTAGTTCAGGAACTAATGGTTTTTCACTGATAGGAGTAGGTGGCTCTAAAACAGGAGTCATACTTTCAAATGTATCATAACCTTCAGGACGTGGTAAGTAATTTACCGGTCTTTCTTGAAATTTAGGACTTAAAGGCTCAGGTCTAGCAGGTAAAACTGTGCTAGGGTCTGGAATATAGTCAACAAGTGGATGACGTGGCATAGTTTGTAAATCATATTGTAAATGTTTACTATTATCTTCACCAGCTTCATTACTATCACTAAGATATTTAGTGCTAGCAAATTGTCTTTTAGTTCTACGAGGTAAAAAACTCATAATAACAGTTGCTAAAGAACTTTCCTCTCTGTATTCATCTTCAACTCCCCAAACTGTAGAAATATCAACAGCTTCGTGTCTTTGAGTAATTGCTTTATAATCTAAAGCTGTTACAGCTCTATTCGCTGAATTATGAAAAATTGGAGCATTTTGTTTAATACTATCAATGCTTTCAATTTCTGTACCTTCGTGAATTAGACTATCTACTTGTAAAGATAAAGCTGATTCTAATTCTAAATCAGTTGGTAAAAATTTACCTTTAGATACTCCTTTTTCACCAGATGAAATTAAAACATTAGCTTGAATTAATGTATTTAGTCTAACAGGATTACCGTAACCACCAATTTCAAAAAATACATTAGGCATTTGTAAGAAAATATTTTGTAAAGTAATAAATTTATTTCTATTTACACTAAAAGTACTATCAACTAAAAATTGCTTATGACGAGTCCATCTTTCACGAACAACATTAGTTCCAGCATCGTCAATGTAACTTAAAAATAGTTCAATACCATCATCTTCAACGTTTTCAAATGGAATTAAGTAATTTTGCTTAGTTTTTGTAACATTTCCATCTATTTCAACTGTGCTTCTAAAATTTAATATTTCATTATCAGTATAACGAAGTAAATTACCTTCTTTAACATCAATAGTAAATGATTTTTCAAAACGATTTAGATTAGTAATATTTTCAATAAAAATATCCTGACCAAAATAATAATAAGTGTTTCCATCACTTTCAAATGAAGCAAAACGTGGTATTAAAATGTTAAATGTTTCAGAGTCATTCAAATCATTATTTCTATTAATAGAAACATCTAATCTATAAACATAAGATGTTCTTTGAACAGCTTCATAACCTAATTGACGGCCACCAAATAGAACATTCATTCTTTTAGTTGCAAGTTGTAAAATAACTTCTTGTAAGTTAATAGCGGTATTTGTATTTAATGTAGAAGTTAAATAAACCATAATATCAGCTAATTGACTAATATTACTTCCTGGATATTGAATATCTGTCATACCTTTACTTAATAGTATTGCATTAACTTTTGCTGATATTTCACTATATGTAAATGGTAATATTTCTTTTACTACGTCATTATCTGTTGCCATTTTCTACCTTTTTTTAAAATGATGATTGTGTTCTTGTTGATATGTCTGTTAACATATTATGTGCTACTGATAAATTAATATTTTCAAATACTTCTCTACCGCTAATGAAAGCACTATAATTTAATATTACATTTATTGAATTATATTCTTCCTGTTTTGTAATTACCAAGGAAAGTAATGTTACTCTTGGTTCATATTTTTCTAGTATATTTCTTAATGCTGATTCTATTGCTCTTTCTTGAAAAAATCCAATATTATCAAATAAATATAAAGAAATTGGATTACCTAACCAGGGTTTACCTGGCACTTCACCTAATTCAATAGTAAATAAATTTTTTAAGGAGTTTCTAATTGCAATTAAATCTGTTACATTATCATAACCAACAGGTTCTCTGTTTTCATACTTGGTTATAATATCATTATATACTGCCATACTCTTTCCTTTTGTTTATTTATAAAGAAAAATTATTTTGGTGTTCCTGACCAAACAAATGGACCTGTTTTTAATGGAGTGTAAGATACAGCGGGAGGAGGTGTTGATGGTGTTGAACTTGAACCACTACTAATAGGATGACCGTGGTTAGCATATTCTAATGCTAAATCACTTAATGTATTTGACGCGTCTCCAACCTCAGCTCCGGCAGTTATATTAGCACCAGCAGAAATATCAGCTCCACTTTCAATACTTCCAGTAACTTTCAAATCACAGTCTATAATCATATTTCCATCAGCTCCAATTGCAAATAAACCTGGTGTTTCCTGCCAAATATTTCCACCTTTAGAAGCTTGAATAGTAATATCACCATCAACAGATATTTCAACACGAGCACCACTAGAATGTTGAACTCTAATTCTTGAATTACCTATACTTCCATCAATTTCAACTATATTTCCATTATGGTCTTCAAATACTTCATTATTAGGGTAAATAGCATTGGGAGATGTATCTACATCTTCCTTAAATTCTCCTACTTGAACTCTATTACGAACAGGGTTTTTATCATCAGGTTTACCATAAGTTAATAAATTATCAGATGTTGAAGTTCTAACAGGAAATCTTAAATCAGGGTCTCTGAATCCAATATTATCTCCATCTTCATCTGTAATGGGAACATCATTATAAACTCCCTTCATTGAACCTAATACTAAAAATTCAGAATAGCTATCATTAAGAGGGGTACAATAACACCAGCTACCCATTTTCATATAAGTACTTGAGCCTAAAGTATTTCCCTGATTTAGAGGTTGTATACATTCAGTCCAAGGCAGCTGTTCAGTAGCTACATCTTTTAACTTAGCTGAATGAACTCCTAAAACGCGAATTCTAACTCTTCCTAATCTTTTAGGGTCATTATTATCTTCAACAACCGCTTTATATAAATTCATACTTATCCTTTTAAGTATTTATAAGTTATTGAAGGTCGTCAGGCCCTGGACCATAATCAGCTGCTTGTAAGGTTAAATATTGCAAAAAGTTTCCACTTACTATCTTATCAATTACTTGCGTAATTACATATAATCCGCCAAAAACTTCATCTCCTTGTTTACTTTGAACAGCTACTGATCTTGGTAAATCAATTCTAATTTTACTATATACTCGAAGTAAACATAGTCCTTCAACCGCTATTTTAAGATTTTGTTGATTATTAATAATGTCACGATAATCTTCATTTAATCCAGTAGTTTTATTTTTTTCTAAATGAGATATTTCTCTTGTTCCTAAATTTTCAAAAAGCTTTGGCATTTCAAGTTCATCTCCATACCCCATATATTTATTTAGCTTTTGTGTTTTAAACTCAGTTTCTACACTTATTTTAGAAGGAAAATATCCTAAATTTAATGGATCGTGATTTACTAAATTTGCTTTAGGAGCTTTTTGTGTACTCTTATTATTAGATGTTTTACCTTGATATTCAATTATATTCCAATAAGGTAGTTCTTCATTTCTATTCAATGTAAATGGGTGCTCACTTGGTCCAACTAACTGATTATAATTCAATAAATCTTTATTAGCTAATGTTAATCCTTGTCTATCACTAAACACTTGAACATTTTGTAATTTAGCTTCTCTTTTTATCCATTCCCATAATGAAATATTGCCTGGAACTACAAAAAAATCATTTTTTATTCCATCTTTTTCAAAAATATTAATGGTTAAATTATTATCGTTGGCAATATCTTTAACTATTTCTAAAAATGTCATATTGGTATATGTTTTACTTAAATACATTGTACTTAAAGCATTACTAGTTAATTCTTCTAAATTCATTATAACATTTATGATATTATTTTTAATTCTTAAAACTTCACTACTAGCTACAATAAAATCTAACTCTGTCTCATTATTTAAGGCATCAACAAGTCTAATTTTAATAATGGGAAATGTAATTGGAGCAAATTCACACATATTCATTGTATCAGCAAAACTAATTTTAGCTTTAATTAATTCACCATAATTAATTTGAACATCAACAATGTCTTGACTTCTAAGTTCCATTCCATTTATTAATACTGTAAGAGATTTATATTGGGCTGTTTCTCCTATTAATGGATTAGTTTGTACTTCATTACCTGCACCCATTATTCCTCACCTGGTTCTTCCAAAATCAAATGATTTTCAGCTCTATAATCTTTAACAATAGATAATAAAATGTTAATCTTTTTAGGGGTAGGAACAGTTATTGTTTTACGATTAGTATTTTCTAAATTTATCTTTTCTTCTATTCGTTCAATAATATCTTTAAAATTTTCATTACCTTGTAATTCAGCAAAATCCAATTCTTTAGTAATTAATCCAGTTAAAGCAACTGTTTTCTCATACATAATCTCACTATTATAAGGTGAAGACCATAAAAATACATTATTATTTGCTGCTAATATTACATCAGCAAAATCAGTACTTCCATATAAATCGTATGAAATATTTTCAACTTTTTCATCAATGTCAACAGAATATAATGTAAAATATGTAGGATATTGTTTAAATAAATCTAGAACCCCACCATAATAATAACTTGTATAATCAGTTACATCAAATCCACCAATTTCTCTTCTATCGTATTTGTATATATTATTTTTCATTAAAAAGCCTCAAATTCAGCTAAATCAGCATTACTAAAACCATCACTATCAATACCAGCCGCAATTTCATCATTTGTGCCTTGACCAAATAACTGTGATAAAGAATTTCCAGCAACTCTTTTTTTATCTCTAGAATCTTGTTCTTGCCAATCTTCCATAGTATTAACACGTCTTTCAACCATTTTAATACTTAATGAAATTTGTTTTACCATTCCATCACTAAACATTTCCATATTTCCAACACCATAACCAACATCAATTCCTGTTATAACCATATCATTATATCTTGTTGTATCATCTAAATGTTTATTATTAAATGTAATAGTACAAAAATAAGGAGCTAGCAATAATGCTTTAGCTGCTTGAGTTTCAGGACTACTAAATCTTTTTAATGTTCTAATTATTTTTAGAATAGTAGCCGCTTCTTCTCTACTATTTGGAAGTAATGTCCATTCAAAATCTAAACTTCTTGGTGTAGATCCTGTATAACTTTGAGTTTTATCAGGATTAATTAAAGAACCTCTAGTTCCTGTAAATTTTGATATTTCAGTTAATGCTTTTTGTGCTATTTCAGCACCTGGTATTAAGTTTAATAATGTAGAAACTGTTCCAGATTGTTCATCCCAATTATTTGTAATAGATTCTCCAAGACTATTAGGAACAGGTAAAAATATTGAACCTTTATATGTTGTGAAATCTTTTTGTAAATTAGTTGTAGCTACATCTCCAGTAACTGCAATACTTCCATCTTTTTGTTTAACAACTTTAAATCTTTTTTTAGATTGTTCAAATACATTTACAAAACTATCAGCTATTTTAGTAACTGACTTAAGAGCTTTTGTTTTTGCGACATCAGTATCACCTGCTAATGCTGTTGTTCCAGCATCAATGATACCTATAAGTCCATCAATTACATCTTTGGCAAATTCAGGTGCATAAAAATCAAAAGAAATATATCTCTTTTTACTTAAATCATCTGGATATATTAAAATATCTTCATTTATTTTTGGCATACTTTTCCTTTAAACTTGTATATTACTTTCAGCTTGCATTAATGAAGAGGTAGCTGAACGTGCTTTTAATTTATTAATCTCTATCGCCTGATTATTTATAGCTTTTGTGTGAGCATTATAAGCTCCTACACCATCATTTCCATTAGTATTTGATTTTTGAGGAGCAGCTGAAACATTAATTGTATTATTAGCTACTTGAGTTCCTCCACTAGAATTGGCTTCTATCCCATCTGTTCCATCTGCTCCAGGTTTAGCACTACTTAAACTAGCAATGTACCTTAAAGGATCTATGGTTTTCTTTTCTTCTTTAACAGCAAAGTGAATGTGTGGAACATAAGGTTTTCCTGATGTACCTTTACCTGAGTTACCAGATTTAGCAATAGTTTGACCTATCTTAACAACATCACCTTTTTTAACATTAGTGGAATTCAAGTGCATAAACATTACACGTTTTCCATTATCATCTCTAATAACTAATACTCTTCCACCTCTAGTGTTAGGTGTATTTTGAAAACCTTCAACTGTTCCATTTACTGGAGATGTAATTGATGTATTCATTGCAGCTCTAAAATCTACTCCACCGTGTTTTTGACCACCTGAAATAGCCCTAGTTTTACCATAAGGCGAAGTTATAACTTGCATAAATGGCTGAAAATTACTTCCACTATATCCACCATAAGATGTTGGACCTGTTCCAACTGCCGCAACTGGTGCGGTTGAAACTGGTGTAATACCACCATCTCTTGAACCTGTTTTATCTAAACTATTAAATTGTGCAACGACTTCATTATTAATGGCAGCTTTTCTTTTTATGTTTCTTGTTTGATTAGCTTTTTGAGCATTTATATATTTCTCTTCAATAGCTTTTCTTTCTTCAGCTGCCGCAATTGCTTCAGCTCTTGAAATTTTTAAATTATCTTTAGCAACACTTACAGTATTTCCTCCAAGGTATAATGATTTAAGCATATCTCCTAAATTAATATCTGTACCAAATACCGAAAAGTTTAAATAATCAAAAGGTAATAAATCAATAAGATCAATCCACCATTCATTTATTTTAAGTTTTAAGTAAGGAAATATTCCACCTACTGGAGCAACTTCCTTACCCCACCATTCAACAGCCATTTCTTTGACAACTAACCAATCTTTTCCAAAAGCTTTTTCCATAATAGGATCAACTAATTTAAAAGCTAATTCTCCTACAAATCTATGTCCTGCCGTTACAGCTTGAAATAATTTTTCAGCAATGTAAGTTCCAAATCCGACTTCATTAACATAATTCCACCAATTTGAAATAGCTGTAGCTGTTGTTTCCCACCAATTCTTGAAAAAATCCCAATTTGATGTCCAAAATATTTGGGCTTCTTCCCATTGGTCTCCATATAAAGCTCCTAAAGCAACATCAGCTATCCACAGTGCAACGTTACCAATTCCTTTTAGACTTTCCCAAATAAATTTATCCCAGCCACCAAATTTAGTTTGTACATATTTATCTATAGTTATCCATAGACCTTTGAAGAAACTACCTCCACCTTTCTTTTTCATATTTCTATAAAAACTTATTAATCCACCAATTATAGGCATTAATAAGGCCATTAAACCTGGACCAGCCTCACTTTTAACAGTTTTTGATATTCCAGCAATAGCTCCACTAATAAAGCCTCCGCCAGATTCTTCTTTTTCACCAAAACCTGCAGTTTGATTTTTATCATTATTTTTATCTACATCTGTTGCAATTTTTTCAGTATTTTTAGAAATATTATCTAAACTTCCTGATATACTCTTCATAAAAGCTTCTTGCTTTATTTTAGCTTTCTTATCATCACCACCACCTAAACCTTGAAACCCAGTAGTCTTAACAGTTGTACCATTCATCATAGCTACTAAAGTTTCCATTGTTTTAGCCGTGTCAGCAGCTTGGCTAATAGCAGCTTCTTCATTTTTAAATTGTCTTTTTCTTGTTTCAGCCGCAGCTAAATCTTTTTTTTGTTTTTTAGATAGCTTTGGAACAGCTTTTGGTAGTGAAGTTGACAGTGGGGAAGTGGTTGGACTAGGTGCTACAGAAGATTTAACTTTTTCGGCTACAGCTTTTTTGGGCATTATCATTTTTAATAATTGTGGAAGCATTAAAACCCCTAGTTTTTATTTTTTTTCATCTTCTTTTACCTGAATAAGACTTAAAAATATTTCCCTTTCAAATGGAAACATATTGTCAGTATCATATTTTGTCATATTTGAAAAATGACTTATATCTAAATACTGCTCATATATATTTGTGACAGAAAATTTAGATACAATATTAGCGTAGTCAATAGAAATTTTATCCTTACTACCGCATTTTTTACAAACAAGATCAATTGCTGGGTTAAAAATCTTTAAATTATTAGATAAGATCTTTTCCTCAATTTCGTTAAATTGGTCTATACTTATTGTATTTATATTTTCAGTAAACTCACTATCAGGAATATCCTCAATGTCATTAAATAGACCAATAGGTACTGACTCATCAATATTGTCTAAATCTTTAAAAAACATATTAGGAATGGAAACCACTTGTAAGTTCATATAATCACATTCGGGGCATACGTGATTAAGGTCAATTAAATCTGATACTGATATTTCTCTTAATTTAAATATAAAAGCTATAGCCTCAAATTCATTATTAGGATTAGATCCCAATATTTTAGCCATTTTCATTGCTGTTTTTTCATCATCTAATGAATATAACATACCTTCCTTTTCTTGAAAGGTATTATATCTTTTTAAATTATTAAGAACTTCTTTGTAGTCCTTTAAATTCATTATAAATCTTTAGGTAGAAGTGGATCGAAGAAAGTAGGAATAATATCAAATGAATATAGTTTAGTTAAATCACAATGACTACAAGTACATTTTAATTCAATTTTTAGTTCAGCTTTGATATTATCATAATCTTCATTAAGTTTTGTAGATTCTTGTAAACTTAGTTCATCTATAATTTCCATTATTTGGGGTATACTTGAAACAGCTGTACCTTTATAATTTTCAATGTGCATTAACAAATCTAATTCACGAGGTGGTTCTTCTGGATATTTAGCTATTACTTTTTTCAAAGCATCTTTATTATTTAAATCTCTCCAAGTAATATCATCAATTGTTTGAGGAAAAGATCCCGGTCTAAAATTTGTCATACTATCTAAGTCAGTAAATATATCAAAATCTTTTTTACATTCTTCATTAGTACATTCCATACCAAATTCAATCTTTTTATCAATACTAATTTTTCTTAAATTAATTAAAATGTATTGAATTTCATCACTTGAATAATAAGAAGTTTTTTCCTCAATATAAGGATAAACCAAAATTTCAAGAATATCATCTTCATTAACTTTATCTTCTTTAAGTTTAAATACTTTAATAAATTCTTTTTTAGTTTTACTTTTCCAAGGTGTAATATTTACAACTTTATTTTCGCCTAATCTAATTTCCATAGGATTCCTTTATGTTATTTTATAATTATATAATAAATAACTTAAACTAAAATTAATTATCAAAGCTAATTTCAGTATTTCCATTCTCATCTTTTGAAAATAGTTCGGAAACTTTCTCAGAACCAAATCCTGAAATTAAATCATCATTTAATCTTGTTGCTTCAAAACTAACAGCAAATTCAGCTATTTGAGTACTTAAATTATCTAAAGTAAATTCTGAAATACTGGTGATTAATGAGTCTTCTGTATGAAATAATAATGTTCCATCATTTGTATACATTGTAATAGTACTTTTAATATCATTAAAATATTCATATTGTTGTGATATAAAGATTGCTTCAAAATATCGTCTTAATTGACCTGAATTAAAATCTCTAAATGTTATAGTATATTTAAATGTCTCAAATATTTGTACACCTATTCTTCTTTCTCCACCTAATATAATATCTGTTGGAGCAGCATTTAAAGCGGGTACTGTAACATTAATTACACAAGTTTGTAATGTACTACCAAAATTTTCTGTTGGATCTGGTATTTTTGGGTTATGAAAATAAACTTCAAAATTATCAGTTAAAAACCAATTTCTTTTAGTAGCTTTTTGAACAATGTCATTTACTGATGCCATAAATACTCCTTTTTGTATTTATAAATACAATAAAGGAAGTTTATGGCAAATTCAGTAAGTTCAATATTATATTTAGCTGGTGGTGATATAGCAAGACCAGCTAATTATACAACAAGATTAACATTTCCTCCTAATTTTGCTTCAAAATTGGGAGTTGGAAATAATTTTGACATATTATGTTCATCGGTTACTATTCCAACTATTAAAAATGAAATTTTAGAATTTAAATATAAAGGTCATAATATACCTATTAAAGGAAGATCTGATTATGAAAGATCAGTTAGTGTAACCTTTATGTTAGATGCTGGTCATTTATTAAAAAATGATTTTGATACTTGGATTGCTTCAATGGATGTTACTTATGTAAATCCTTCCAATGAAACACAACTTCTTAATAAAATTAATGCCGGTGTTCAAAATTTTGGATCAATGAAAGTTATTGGTAAAAATTTTAGTGATGTTAATGTAGTAGAATATTTATTTGAAGGATTATTTCCTTCATCGGTTTCTGGTGTTGAATTTAATGGTGAAACGGTTTCCACCACATTATCAATAACAGTGGAATTTTCATTTAGTACATTTTCTTCAAGAGTTATTTTAGGTGCTAATCAAGATATTTTAGATAAAATCACTAATGACCTTATTAATGGAGCAACGGACTTAGCTAAAAGTAAATTGGATACATTAGGAAATAATATTGAAGGTGCATTTTCAACCTCAATTTCTGAAATATTTGGTAAAAATGAAGATGGTAAAGAAAGTAACGAATCAAAACAACCAGTTTCTCCTAATTTTAATGATAAATTTGCTAAATTATTAGGAATTAATAAAAATGAAAATATTTTTAATAAATTATTTGGTAAATCAACAGAAAGGAGAGTATAATGGCTAATAAAATAGGTGAATTACTATCTAATATAAGATCAGGAGCTCGTAGTAATAAATATAGAGTTTTAATACCAACAAATGATAATAATTTATCCCGAAATATGGATATTTTATGTAATGCTTCTAATATTCCAGGTAGAGCAATTACACCAATTGATATTACTATTAAAGGAAAGAAAACTCAAATAGCAGGTGAAACTTCTTTAGAAGGCACTTGGTCAGCTACTTTTTATAATACTAATAGTATGGGCATAAGAATTTATTTTGATAATTGGATTCAAGATATTCATAACTTAAATGTTCCAGAAATACAAAATAATGGTTTATTAGGATTAGAAGCATTAAATACGGCGGTAAGAGACGTAAATAGTGCTATTAATTCATTCCAAAGAAATGTTGATAGAGTGTCAGGTGTAATTAAAGATCCATTAGGAACTCTTTTTGGAAGTGGGAATGTTACTCCTTTTTATCAAAGAGATATAACAATTCAACAATTAGGAACTTCGGATGATGATGTACCATTTGATGTTACATTACTAGGGGCATTTCCATTAAGCATTTCAAGTACAGAGGTTAGTGATAATGGCGAAGGAATTTCTGAAACAGAAGTAACTTTTGCTTATAGTGATATTATTATAAATCAACAACATCCTAGTAAAACACAAACTATTATTACAGGACTTTTTGGAGATAATGTTGGCGACTTATTCTAAAAGTATATTTTTAAATGAAATTTATAAATAATAAAAGAACATAAATAAGGAAATTAAATGTCTACAATTAGAGAATTATCAGCAACAATTGGTGCTGGTGCAAGAGCTAACAAATATCGTGTAACTTTCGCATATCCACCAGGAGTTACTGGAGTTACAAACCTAGATGAGGTTGATGTTTTAGCTAAAACTGCAACAGCTCCAGGAAAAGAAATAGGTCAAATTGAATTATATAATCAAGGCCGTAAATTAATTATACCTGGTGAAACAACTTTTGATGGTGCTTGGTCTGTTGATTTTTACTTAACTGAAAATCACGCTTTAAGATATGATATGCTAAAATGGATGGAAGCTTGTGATAGTTTTCAAAATAATAGACATTCAGGAAATCCTGGAGCTATTTTTGCCGATTTACGTTTAGAGCAACTTGATTCAGCTGGTGAAGTTTCAGCAACATATACAATGCATAATTGTTTTCCTTCTAATGTAGGAGAAATTTCTTATGCCGATGAAACAGCTGATGCTGTGTCTGAATTTAATTGTGTATTTACTTATTCTGATTGGGTTACTGGTATTGGTGAAACTTCTTCATTTAATCCAATTACTGCAACAGAAAACGATATAGCTTAATAATCTTTTTGATTTATAAATAATATAAGTCAAAAGTGTAATTCTTTATATTGGAATCGGCGATGCTACTTTAAGTGAAGAGCTTATAGTCTTAGAAAAAGTATCTATGAAACACCTCTTTGACAATAATTACACAAGGAAAAAATATGATAACATTATATGAAGCCGAACATAATATTTCTAAATTAAAATATTTTGCTAAGACTGAATTATATCATACTGTAGAAGATCTCCAAAGATTTTACCACGGTAGTGGTAAGTATTGGAAGAATCATTTAAAGAAACACGATGATGATGTTACTATGAAAATTTTACACTTCTCTAATGATATAAAACTAATAAACTCTTTAGCTTTAATGTATAGTAAATTCTGGAATATAGTTGAATCTAAAGATTACGCTAACTTAAAACCTGAAAATGGTTTAGATGGTTGGGTGTTGGGTCAAACATCACCAAACTTTGGTAAAAAAACTTCACATAAAGTTAAACTCAAAATTTCTAATAGTTTAATAAATTATCATAAAAATAATATCAATGGATTTTTTGGAAAAACTCATTCTCCAGAAACTTTAGCTCTTTTATCCACAAAGAAATTAAAGTTTTTAAGTAATAATTTGCATCCTATGCTTGGAAAAACTCATTCCAAAGAATCAAAAGAAAAGATGAGAAATAAAGTATATTCAAAAGAGTCAAAAGAAAAAATGTCTCAATCTGCTATTGGAAAACATTGTTCAAGTAATAATGGAATGTTTGGAAACATATCAGTTAGAGATTTAAGAAATGGTAACTGTTATGTTGTTACTAAGGAATTTTTTTATGAGAATAAATTTAATAAAACTAATGGCTACTTAGTAGGTAGTCGTTCAAAAATTAATAATTTTAAGGATTAATTATGAATTATCTTTCACCCGGTGTCTATGTAAAAGAAATAGACAACTCTGCAATCGTTCCAACTGTTTCTAACTCAGTTGCTTTCTTCGGTGGAAACTTTACTAAAGGTCCAATCGAACAACCATTTGTTGTTACAAATAAAGCTGAATTAGAATTTTACTTTGGTCAACCTACTGACTTAAACTACAATGAGTGGTTTCAATGTTCAAAATTTTTAGATTATGCTAATCAACTTGTAATATCTCGTGGATTTACTCAAGATAGTGGTATATATTCTTTAACTTCTGCTACTTTACAAACAGGAAATACTGCTATTGGTAATTTTGGAACAGGTTCAACTGATTTTACAGTTAACTCAAATTCAAATTTATATGTCGGAACAGTATTTACTTTTGATAGTATTTCAGGTGGAAATCCATCTATTGTTTATGTTGTTACTAATATTGCAAAAAGTACTTCAACTCAAGGTGCTTGGTTTATTACATTTGAGAGAAAAATCACAATAAGTAATACATCTTCTTTAGGCGGATTTTCAAGTGATGTTGAAAATGGCGACACATTAATGATATGGGAAGAACACCAAAATGCTGGAATTGATGCTTATCAAAATGCTCCTGCTCTTGATGCTTTAATTCCTGATACAGTTAAAGATTCTTATAATCAAGATTTTAACTTATATAAAAACGATCAAGACTTTGATTTTAAAATTGATGCTGGAATATCATTTGATGATGGTGTAAAGCTTAAATTTATTGCTAGAACAGCGGGTCAAGTTAACAATCAAATTGAAATTTCAATTGTAAATTCTTATGACTTTATTGATTATGAAGATCCAAATTCTCCTATTTCTACAGGTACTCGTGCTGAAGCTTTTGCTGGTGAAAGTGTTGTAAATTTCTTTGATTATACTCCAAAAGATGAAGAAATTGGTATTATTATTCGTAAAGGTGATTTAACTGAAACTTATATTGCTTCATTTGATAAAGATGCTGTTGATGGAAATAATAAATCTATGTACGTTGAAACTATTATTAATGATAATTCTGAACTTGTTTATGTTGTTGATAATTTATCAGTAGGAATTACAACTATTCAAGTTGCTATTGGTCTAGATGATTTAACACAACAACCTCGTATTGAAAGTTTTAATACTTACACAATGTCTTTTATTGATGTAGATTCTCAAGGAATTAAAAAAGATGCCTACTTAGGTGGTGGAGCAGAAAATAATCCTGTTATTGGTACTTTAGCTACTACAGGTGGTGAGTCTCCTTTAATTTCAGTTGGTGACATTAAAGTTGCTTATTTTGAAGTTGAAGATAAAGAACTTTATGAAATTGACATTGTTATTGGAAATGAAATTGATGAAGGTGATGCTGCTATTTCTTTAGCTATTGATAGATCTGATTGTATTGCATTCGTAGGTGGATTATATGGCGATATTGTTGGTAAAAAAGCTGCAGTTGCAACTCAAAACTTAGTTGATTATATTTTAAGAAATGCTTCTGCACCTGAAAGAACTATGTTTGCTTCATTCTTTGGAAATTACCATAGAGTATTTGATAATTTTTCTAAAAAATATAGATGGATTAACTGTGCTGGTGATATGGCTGGACTTAGAGCAAATACAAATACTAATCAAGCTTCTTGGTGGGCATCTGCTGGTCTTAGACGTGGTGTTATTCGTAATATTGATAAGATTTCATTTTCTCCAAGTTTACCTCAAAGAGATGCTTTATATAAAAATAATATTAACCCTATTGTACAATTTCCAGGTGAAGGAAACTTATGTTGGGGACAAAAAACATTATTAAACTTCTCAAGTTCATTTGATAGAGTTAATGTACGTGGTTTATTTAATACAATTGAAAGAGCAATGGCTAAAGCAGCTAGAAGTTCAGTATTTGAATTCAATGACCCGTTCACAAGAAATGCTATTCTAGCAATGTTTAACCCTTATTTATCAGGTGTTAAAGCTGGACGTGGTATCAGTGACTTTTTAGTAATTTGTGATACAACTAATAATACTCCTGATGTAATCAGTAGAAATGAATTAGTAGTAGACATTTATATTAAGCCGGCGTTTTCAGCCGAATTTATTAACATCACCTTTAACAACGTGGGTACCAGATCTTTTAGCTCGGTTATCGGCGCCTGAAATTAAACGATTATTAAAGATTGAGATTAGTCTCTTTCTTTAATAAATCTTTAATATAAAGTTAAATCCTTCATCTGTTACAGATTTTTCCTTTAATTGGAATACATTATTTTTTAATCCCTGATTATAAGTATATTCACTCTTCACTTCATATATAGTATTAGTACTTTTTATATAACAATCAGGAAAATATCTCCTTCTTATCCCAAATATATCAATATACCAAAAATGAGGCATATTTTTATAATCAGTTATAATATCTTCTTCTTTATACTCTTTTAATAACTCATCAAATAATTGAGGTTCATATCCTTGACAATACCAGATATTATGTTTAGGTGTTATATACCATTTAGTTTTATATTGGGCTCTCATATTTTTACTATGTATATTTGAGTCTTGCATACAATTATTAACACCGTATCTTTCTTGATTTGTCTCTGTAATCTTTTGTTTTATAATTTTAGATTGAAATACATTTTCAACTCCATATCTTTCTAAATTAGTTTTCTTAGTTTTTTCTTTGGTCTTTTCGGTTTTTCCAATTCTTTTTTGTGTAATTTTTCTTTTTATTTTACTCGCTTCCGAATTCCAACCCTCGTTTACAGACCAATTAATAAAACACTCTTTACATCTAGTTCCTCTCAAAACTATGTCTGGCCTATTGATATATTCATTACCGCATTTACATTCAAATAGAGTTTTTTCTAATAACCCCGTGAATTTACCTATTAACTTTGTATCAGTTTCTAAAATATCTATTCTATAATTAAGTTCCTGTTGTTTAACAACTTCTAATCTTACACATTTATTACATTTTCCAAAACTTTTACCCTTTATTCTTCTTCCCTTAGCTATAAATTGTTCTCCACACATACACTCCCATTTAGACTCCTTTTTAACTCCATTAAATACACCTATAACTTTTATTATTATATTTTTATCATTTAATTTCTGAAAGAATATTTTGTCAGTTTTAGCTCTTTTGGTTGTTGATATTTTTTGTTTTATTTTTTCATTCATCTTTAATCTCTTTTTAATTATTTTTTATTATAATATAAATAGGTCGAAAGACCTACTTAATAAATTCGTATACTTCTACGTTTATTTTAGAATATTCAGACCAAAAGTCTTCACACTTCTGAATATTCTGTTTTTCATCTTCAGTTAAACTCCACTCATTTAATTTATTACTTAAAGCAATATTTAATGATTTTATTGGAACTCCTAACTCTCTTGCAGCTTCATCATTAGCTTTAATTCTTAATTTTAATGCTTCTTGCATTCTCATAAGCTTAATTTTTTCATCTGCCCAAACTTTAGTATCATCTAATACATCATTGAATTCATTAGATATATTATCCAAGAATTCTGAACTCATTTCATTTTTCATTACTAACCTTTATATATTTTAATACCTCGAATATTTGCTCATTAGCTTTATCAACATCTCTAGTATAAATTTTACTATTTTCTAAAACAGTGTTGATATTATTTTTTATCATATCAAGCTGAGAAACATATTTTTCTTCAGATTTTTCAATTAAAATATTCACTTTATCTAAAGCTTTATTTAATTGAGCTCTTCTTTTTGATTTGGACTTATTCACTTCTGCCGATGCCAAATTATTACAAACTTTACAACTGGCATTTAATCCATTTTTTCTTGACTTATTACTTCCAAATTCATTTTTATTCTTATATATTTTACAACTTGAACATTTAATTTCATTATCTGAAATAACCAATTTACCATTTATAATTTGAGCCATTTTAATCCTTTTATATTCTATTTATATTTTTATAATATAAACTCTTTTATATTTTATTTGTAAATGGATGAAGAATATAGGAGGAATATAAAAAGAATTTCACAATTCATATAAATAAGAAAAGATATTAAAGGATGTATAATGGGTTATTTTGAAAAAGAAATGAGAGATATATTAGAAATATTAAAAGAAGATTTAAAAACCGCAATAGATGAAAAAGAGAAGGAAATGATAGAAGAAAAAATACTAGCTCAAGAAGCTATGTTGGAGATACTATGAAAATTTGGCAAACAGCATTAGAAAATGCTAAGTTAATTATTAGTACAGTATTAACTGTTTCTGCTTTAGCTGCAGGTTCTTGGACAATAATTACTAATACATTTATAACGAGATCTGAAGCTGAAGCACAGATTCAAAATTTTACAGCTGAAATTGCTTATAATAAAGCATTCCGTTTAGAAACAAAAATATCAAATTTATTAGAAATAAAAAAGAGAAGAGAATTATCTAAACTGGAAGCAAAAGAGCTAATTAGATTAAGAAAATATTTAACACAAGTTGATAACCATTTAGAAAGTATAGAACTTCAAATGTTTGGAGATAAGAAAGACTAAACTAAATATTCAGGATGGAATTTATTCATATATTTCATCATCTTTTCCACTTTATCATCTTCATTGAAAGATTTAACCTTTTTACTTAAATTTAAATAAGCACTTAACATATCTGTATATAGCGCTTTATCTCTTACTAAAACTTTCTGTCCTTCTTATATAACATAAGTTTTTCTTAAATGGCCACCAATATTATCTTCTAAAACTTTAACTTTTTTACAAAACGCAGTAGAACGAATTTGACCTTTTTCTTTCATATAATGAGGAAGTTTATTACCTCCACCTATAATATACATTACTGTACCAGGTTTATGAATACTATAATTTGTTGTTTTTGGTTTACCGTACATATTTTCTCCTATACAAAATACTCCGGTAATTTTTTCTTAGCAATATGAAAAATTTTATTATCAGATTGTTCAAGTCTTTTTAGTAAATATTCTTCTGAAATAGGTCTATCTATTGTAGGTTCATCGTTACCATTAATAATTCTATATTCATTACTTTCTGCATCTTCTTCATAAATAGTATAAATGAAACATATAACATCTTCAAAATGAACAAATTTATCACTTAATAAATGTTGCATCGGAGTTAAAGGAACTCTAGAAAAGAACTTTTTATCTTTTTCGGCTTTCCTTTCAGCTTTCCTAGCAAAGTGCAAATTAAACTCCGTATTGACTATTAGAGGCTGAAAGGGTTTCTTTCATATATGAAGCCGTACATTTCATATTAGCTCCATCTTTGGTATAAATAACTGGATATTTTGAACTACGTGTTTTATATCCCATAATACGAATTTTTTCACCTGTTTTAAGTTTAATTTCTTCAAATAGTGCTTCTACTGGAATTCCGTGTTTATAAGTATATTTTCTAAAGTCATTACTTTCTTTAGTATCTGGGAATGTTCCATCCATTGTAGTAATATTTTTAGTAAATGTTAATTTTACATCAATATCTTCTCCATATTTAGCACCACCTCGAGTAATGTTAATACCTTGAGACTTTGCATATTCTGTAATAACTCTATCTAAACCTGCCATATAATCTTTCGTTTCTTGTCTTGTAAACATTTCTTTTCCTTTATATACTATAATATAACATATTAAATATTAAGACCTCCTTAATTATAAATAACTAAAGGATTATTATGGATTTCAAATCATTTAAAAAATCAGAAAGCGTTAGTGAGTTAAAAATAGAGCTTAAAGTTCTAGAAAGTTCAATAAATGAAGATATGCCTGCGGGAGATAAAAAGGTAATTGAGAAAAAAATTGCTCAATTACAAGAAAAAATTAAATTATTTGATTCTACAGTAGCTGGAGATATTGCAATAGCTACAACAGATTTTAGTTTATGTTCAGGCGAAGATGGATGTGAGTGTGGTAAGTGTCAGATACTAAAAAGACCAGAACTTAGAGAAGCAGTAGAAAAAAATTCAGCTTTTGGCGGATTCTTCGGAGGTTAATATGTCTTTACATCTAATATATAAACATACTTGTTTAATATCTGGTAAGTCTTATATCGGTCAGACTAAGAGATTAATTAATATAAGATTAAATGAGCATATTCAATTGAGCAACAGGTGGAGTCAAACTCACTTCCATAGAGTTATAAGAAAATATGGAGTTGAAAATTTCACTTCTGAAATAATAGTTGAAAATGTGCCTGATTATATGATTAGTGCTTTTGAAAAATATTGGATAAATTTTTATAATACTTTTAAAAATGGGTATAATATGACAGAAGGTGGAGAAGGAACAGTTTCAAGAATAATGACAAATGAAACAAAGATAAAAATTAAAAAATCTTATTTAATTGTTAATTCTGAGACAGGTTTAAGTATAGCACAAGAAATTGGATTAAACTTATCTAAATCTTTAATTCAAAATGGTAAGTTTTTTAATGTATTAAATAAAAATGATGAAATAATTTACAAAGAAATTCCTTTAATAGAAGTGAGAAAAATATCACAATCATTGCCAAAATCATCAAAAGAATGTAGACTTGGGAAAAATAATCAATCAATATCAGCATTAAGAAGGCAAAATAAATTGAACTTGATAGGATACTATGTAGAGGAAATAATATGAGTAATTTAAAATGGGAAGAAGTAAACAACACATTAATTTTTAACAGCACTAGAACATATACCTTAGCTATATTAGATAGCTTAAATAATGTTAAGCATTATGTTAGAAAAGAAGATGGCACAGCATCTGTTAAAGTTGTTCCTATCTCTTTTGGAAATTATGAAAAATCTATAGCATTGAGTGATATAGACCGAGAAACACTAGAGCAAGGAAACTGGAATTTTGTTCCAAGGTTGGTATTAAGTTTTAATGGAATGTCTAAAGCATCCGATAGGACTACAAATAAATTTCAAAAAATTTCTAAATCAATTGAATACAAAGGTAAGAAATTATTAAATTATGGATTTAATTCGATTCCTTATGATTTCCAATTTACTTTAACACTACAAGCTCGTGGATTAAGTGAAGCATTTCAAATTACAGAACAAATTCTTCCTATGTTTAGACCTTCATATAATATTAAAATTCAAGAATATCCAATGTTTGATGAAATGACTGAAACTCAGTTACAAATTCAGGACCCTGAATTTGATATTATTGAAGAATTTGCAGCAGAAGATGTAAATCTTATTAATGTAACGTTCGGCTTAAACTTAAGAGGTAATTTATATATGCCGTTACAATTAATTGCTCCAGTTGAAACAGTTAAATTATTCAATCATTTATGGGATACTCAAGAACTTAAAGAAAGTCAATTAGCTTCATATTATAAATGGAATGTTTGTTCAGTAGATGGTAAGATATATGATACGGAAATTGAGGAACATTATGCTCCTCCAAAACTATATGATAATGATAAACAAGAGCTTCCTACTAAAGAGGAATGTTCAAAATAATATAAATATTACAACAATATATATTAAAAATAATTTATAAATTTTAAGGATAAAAGAATGGCAACAACAGGTATAATTCAAAGAAGAGACCTTAAATCAGCTCTATTAAATGGAATTCCTACAGACCCACAAGCACAATGGACAGGACCAATAGTAATTGGAGAATTTGTTTATGCTACTGATACAGACGAAATTGGATTTGTTGCTGATAGTAGTAACCCAACTGTAATAGCTTGGAGAAAAATGTCCGATTTAGGAACATCAATTCAAATTGTTCACAAAGGAACGGAAGATCCAAATACTTTAACAGCTTTTGGACAAACAGGAGATAATTTTATGAGACAATATCAAAAAATAGTAGTTAATGATTTTACTTTATCACTAGCAGCTGAATCAGGAGCAAACTAATGGCTGGTTCAATTACTTCTGGAAATTATCAATATAATTTAGGTACATTAGGTAGTATAGTAACAGGAACTTCTGATATAAAAAGAATCAATCTAACTAATCCAAGTTATACTGGATCTGATGCTATAATAATTAGTTTTAATGTAGTTGGAGATAATCATCAAAATGCTACAGTACTTGTAAATAATTTTCCTATTATCATTAGTGATGGTGTATATAATGGAGTTTCAGGTGAATATGAATTTTATTCATCACAAATTGCTAATTACTTAGATTTATACAATTCATTAATATTAAATGACACTGGAAATTTTTCAGAAAATACATTTTCTTATTCAAATACTGATATTACTGAATTTGCTTATGAAGAATATACTCTAAAAGCTGATACTACTTGGGTAATTGTAAATGGAAGTCCAGAAACTGTAGCTCCAGTAGCTCCTGTGGACCCATCAACTGGATTAGAACAAATTTCAGAAGGTGGAAACCTTGGTTGGAGATTAATTGGAAAAAATCCAGATAATTTTGGTGATATTGGCGATTACGCAATAGATTTTTCTAATAGTGACAGTGTTTCTAATACTTATGGGGCAACAGGATATGGCTCGGCAGCTTTTGGTTATCAAACAACAGCTTCAGGACATAATTCATTTACTTCAGGAGCTTATAATATTTCGACTGGAGAAAATAGTGCTACTTTTGGATTTCAAAATGAAGGAAGTGGTTATCACTCATTAGCAATTGGAAACCTTACAGCAGCATCAGGTAAATCTTCATTTAGTGGTGGTCAAGGTAAGAGTATATTCAAAATAGTCTCATCAGGTCAAGGTTCTTTTGCTTTTGGTTGGACTAATAGTAATAGTTTAATTTCTAGTGGTGCAGGTTCTGTGTCAATGGGTTTTGAAACAGAAGCAACTGCTAATTCTGCTATTTCAATGGGTCATAAAACAAAATCAACTGCAAATGCTTCAATTTCTTTAGGTTATGGAACAATTGCTAATCAAATAGGTCAAGTAGCATTAGGTAAGTACAATAAGGGAACAGCTACTGACACCATTTTAGAAGTAGGAATAGGAACTGAAGTTAGTAAATTAAATGCTTTTGAGGTATTTTTAGATGGAACTGCAACTTTAGATACTGCTACAATTGCAGAAATTACAAATCGTGGAAATTCAGCGGTTACAACAGTTGAATGGGTTAATGACGCTCTTTCAGGTGTTGGCGGAGGAGATGTTTCTACAGGACTAGAAGCTTTAGATGAAGGTTCAGGAACTGGTTGGAGATTAATAGGTCAAGACCCACTTAATTTTGGGCCTATTGGTCTAGGAGCTGTAAATTTATCAAGTTCAAATAGTGCTTCAAACTCTAGAGGTGCAACTGGAGAGTATTCATTTTCAGTAGGATTAAATACTGAAGCTACAGGATTAGGTTCTATTGCTATGGGTACTTCAAGTATAGCAATTAATCCATCTTCCAATGTAACTAGTTCTATCTCTATTGGAACTAATTGTATTAGTGGTGGAATTTTTGCTACAGGTGTTTCTATTGGAACTAATTGTAATGTTACAGGAAATGATTCTATCGCCTTCGGCTTTCATAATACTGTTCCAGGTAATTATTCTACTGCTATTGGGAGAAGCATTAATATTAGTGGAGAATACTCTATAGGGGTTGGAACTGGTTTATTAATAAGTGGAAATAATCAATTCGTTGCAGGAAATTATAATACTACTGTTACTGGAACAATTTTTGAACTTGGAAATGGAACAAATGATGCAACTAGAAGTAATGCTTTAGAAGTCTATATAACAGGTGAAGTTGTAGCTCCAAGTTTAACAACAGCTTTAATTGATTCGGAAGCTACAGGCAAAGTTTTAGTTACTAAAGAGTATTTAGTATCAGAATCAGTAAATGATGTTCAATCGGATACAACTTTAGCTTCAACTACAAATGGAACTAAAATTAACAATATGGTAGCAATGTCACAAGTTGATTATGACGCTTTAGGTGCTAATGTCGATGCAAATACATTTTATGTTATTGTATAAAGGAAAAATATGTTTGGAAATTTAGACACAGTAGATTTTAAGTTTGGAAATAATCAAGTATTAAAGATATATAAAGGTACTGAGTTTTTTTGGGAGCCTATTTTAACACCAATTTATTCAAATGATACTAATCCTTTTAATGATGGAAGTTTAATAGCTAAATATGAGTTAGAAAATAATATTTTAGATACAACAGGTAATTACAATGGAACTTCAAATACTTGTACATTTACAGCAGGAAATTTCGGAGATTGTGCTAATTTTAATAATTCTCAAGGCATAATATTACCTAGCTCATTTACAGTTTCTAATGTTAGAACTGTATCAGCTTGGATTTATAAAACCTCACATACTGATTATGATACTATCATTTCATTTGGTAAAGGTGGCTCATCTAATTCATATTCGTGGTTAACTTTAATAATTACTAATACAGGTATTCTTACATTTGAATATGGTGGTGATATTGGAACACCTGCCTCAGGCATTTCAAGTAACTCAGTAATACCTTTAAATAAATGGGTTCATATAGTGGCTATTGCTTCAGGTGATATTTCATCTAATAGTGGATTTAAATTATACATAGATAATGTTGAAGATACAGGTGTTTTAGGTACAGGAACAGGTTATAGTCCACAACAAGGCAATTCAAAAATTGGTATATATGCTGCTCAAGACATTCACGGTTTTAATGGATTAATAGATCAAGTAGAAATTTATGATAAACCCTTAAATGATACTGAAATTTCTCAACTATTTAATATGGAAGATACAGTTTGATGGTAAATATAATCCAAGCGAAGTTACTGCTACGGCTTTAATGATATCTAACACGGCACCTAGTGGAATAGTTACTGCAAGTTCTGCAAACACTCCAGAATTTTATGCATTTGATCAAAATGAAGATGATATTTGGCAAACAACTTCTATATCAAATCAATGGATACAATATGAATTTGATAGTGGTATTTCTATTAATAAATATAGTTTTCAAAATAATCCAACAGATAACCAAGTACAAATGCCAAAAGATTGGGAATTAGTTGGCTCTAATACAGGGTTATTTAGTGGTGAAGAAGTAATATTAAATTCAGAAATAAACCAAGATAATTGGACACCACTAGAAGTTAGATATTTTACATTTATTAATTCTCAGAATTATAAATTTTATAGAATAAATATATTTAATAATAATAGTCATCCAAATAATATATTAATTGGTGAAATAAAGTTAATAAAATCACAATAAATACTTATTGTGATTTTTTAAGATAATTCTTCAAACATCTTATAATACTTAGAATCTACATCTTGAATAAGTTGTAACATCTCTGAATTAATATCAGCTTTTGTTACAGGAACATATTCAGGATGTTTTTCAGTCTCATTTTTATGCTCCATTTTCATCTTGAATTCTTTTTCTAACTCTTTAATTCCCTTTTTATTCATCGGAAACACTTTAGCATTTTCACCGCCAGTGCCTCTCCAAAACCAATCAAAAATACTAAAATTATAATTTTTATAACTTATATCATCTATCTGTTCATCAAAGAAAGTAAACATAAAGTGAGCAGTTTCTTGTTCATTCAAAATACTATTTAATATTGCTGTCTTAAATTTATGAGAACTAAAGAAGTTTTTCATATTTAATGCTCTAAAAATAAACTCATTAATATCAACTGGAAGTCCTTCATCATTTCTTAACATAAAACTGAAAAAACCTTCAACAGGTAAGAAAAAGTTATAAAAAGAAATATACCAATCTTCAGGTTTTCTCAAAATAATATAACGCGGAAGTTGTTGATATTTTTGAGGTAAAGTAGAAATATGGGAATGTCTTTGATTGTATTGTAAAGTATGACCCGCTTTTACACATCCGTGATGGACTGAAATTCCCGCAGTTTTTATCATATGCAAGAACACTTTCCTTTCTGTGTATTTTTCACCTTTTAAAGTTTTATTTACATCTATAACGTACATTCAATCTCCTAGTGAGTTCCAGTCTTTATTTTCATCTGAGTCTTCAAGACCTTCATTTTCTCCGTAATTTAATTCAAATTCTATCATTTCATCTTCCTATTTCATTTTCCTGTACTTGTATTTAAGTTTATAATGTTCAATTTTATCTTCAAATTTACTCCAAGCTTTATCAAAAAAGTAATAATAAATTGTTGCAACAACTGCATCTATTAGTGAAATACTTAAAGCTGTTGTTATATTACCTAAAACAAAATATGAAACAATTAATAACAATAAAATTCTTATAATTCTATAAATTATTGATTTTAATATGAGCATAATTTTCCTTTATGGTTTTGATAATATTTTCAAATTTAAATGCTCTTTGCCATATCTTTGTTTTTCTCAGTAGTACCTTTACCTAAATCATCATATCTTAAAAAAGTATGTAAATCAGCTTTCATCTCTTTACTTAAAGAATTATAAATCTTAGCCTTTGGCTCAAATCTTCCATTATTTTTAATGTACCCAAGTGCCATATCTCTTATAAGATAATGGTAACGAACTAAATCTTTTGTGTAATCACTAATAAAAGGAATGTTTTTAATCATTTGATATGAAGCTTCTTCGTGGTCTGTAAATGAATATTCACCACGTTTAATATCTTGAGGTTTTTGAAATGCTGCAGGAATTTTTCCAATATCGTGAAGAAGTCCAGCAGCAATCATTTTATAATCACCACCTTTAATAACATTATATGTAACTCTTAATGTATGAACTAAAACACCATGTTGATGCCATCCATTTTGTTTATAAAATGTAACCATTATCATTGTTTTTAATTTATTTAAACTCATATCTTATCCTTTATATATTATATTATAACATAACTTACATTAAAAGAAGATTAAAATAATCTCGAATTTAGTTATTTATAATTTGAACTGCGAATTTCCTCTTATAATTTAAATTAGGAATTATAATGAAACTACATTATACATATAGAATATCAAATATAATAAAAAATAAACATTATTATGGCATTAGAACAGCTGTAAATCCTCATAAAGATTTAGGTATAAAATATTTTTCTTCATCTTCAGATAAAGAATTTATTAAAGATCAAAAAAATAACCCAGAAAATTACAAATATAAAATAATTTTTATATTTAATAATAGAATTGACGCTATTAAAATGGAAATAAAACTTCATAATAAAATGGATGTAGGAATAAATGAGAACTTTTATAATAAAGTAAAGCAGACATCAATAGGATTTGATACTTCTGGATTAACAGGTAAAAAATGTCATAGAACTGGCACTAAAATGTCAAATGAAACTAAAGAAAAATTAAGAAATATAAATTTAGGTAAAATACGTTCTGAAGAGTCAAAACTTAAGCAACGAGGATATAAGCACACAAATGAAGCTAAATATAATATTTCAAAAAATCATAGAGGTATATCTGCCAAGGATAATCCTAGCGCAAAAAAATTTAAATTTATTTCACCTCAAGGCATAGAATATATTATAGAAGGAGGTGGTAAAAAATTCTGTGAAAGAATGGAATTAAGCTGGAATATGTTTATGAAATACCCAAATGAAGTGATAGTAGATAGAAAAATCCAGCAAACAATTATAAAACAAGAAATACTTTTGGGTGGATTAGATTAGAAATCTAGTTTAAGCCCATTTATTAGGAACTGGAGTATAACCAACAATTTTAGAAACTACATCTTTAGTAAGTTTAGCAGAATCTATTTTCTTACCTTTTTCTTTAACAGTAATATAATCAGCTTGAACAACATACATTCCACCTTTACCAGATGAAGCAAGCTCAGAATCTACATACTGCTTATTAAAAGCAAATACAATAACTCCATCCATATATTTTTTAACATCTGAGCCAAAAGATGTAACTTTCTTTAAAGTTAAAGCTGCACCTTCGTGAGTTCCAATAAGAATATCTTCAGGAACTACACGTTCTCTTCCTTTATTCTGTTCTATAGCAACTTTGAAGTCATTAACAACCCATACAATATGAATATTTTCTTTTTTATAACCTAAGGCTGATACATCTTGAGAAATTTCAGAAAGTTTAGAAACACTATCCATAGTTACATCAAAAATAATATTAGGTCTACGTTCAGGATTTCCTGCTAATATTGAAGCATATAAAGATGCTTTACGATTTTTATCTAAACCTAAATCTTTTATGATTTTATGTAAACGTGAAACATTTTCTGGGTCCTTTAATGACATTGTTTTAATATCAATTCCCATTGTTTCTTTAACTTTTTTTATAATTCCTGACGATTTTTTAGCCATTACTTTTAAGGCATCAACATCTAAAATTTTACCTTCTAAACCTAAAAGATTTTGGGTTACAAATCCTTTACCTGAATTATGCACATTTATATTATTTTTAGTAACTGTATATGTATGATTATTTTCTACTTCAATATCATATACAACTTGTTTTTCTATTTTTCTAATACTTTTAACTTTTAATTTCATAATTTTTTAAAAACCTTTTTAATTTACCTTTATCTATAATAACATCTTTTAATATATAATCATCCCATATATTATATATATCGACCATTTCTTCTGTATATATGAGAAATGAGTCAAATTTACTATCTTTTACAAAATTTTCAGCTGCTGAGAATTTTTCATTATTATATTTAATTAAACTTTTAGGTTTAATCTCTATAATATTATTACCTATCAAAAAATCGGGTATATAATTTTTCTGTTTTCCCTCTATAATATATGGTATAACTATTTTAGTAGACTTATGCTTATTAATATTTATATCATTAGAAATATATTTAATAGCATTCTCCTCAAAAAATTTTAAATATCTATATTCTAATGTTGATCTAAAATATTCATTTTTATAATATCCACTAATACCATTACCAGACCCAAGAGGTGAGGGTTTACCATACATACCATTTAGTTTACCTGGACGAGACTTTAATTTATTGGTCTTTATATATTCCTCTTCCCAAACTGCGCCATATTTAGCCTTATAAAATTTTTTAGACCCAGTATCACATTTAATACAATTTTTTATATACTTTTTTCCCAACCATTCCCATATTTACTCTTATAAAAATTTTTAGATGAGCTATCTTTTAGTTTTTTATCTTTTTCATATTTTTCTTCCCAACCATTCCCATATTTACTCTTATAAAAATTTTCACCTCTACTTTGAATTTTAGATACCTTTAAAATAGAATCATTAATAGAATATCCTTTTTTCATCCAATATTCTTTACATCGGTTACTTCTTGTCTTTTGTTCATATATTATTTTTAGTTTTGCATCTACTTCTAAATATCCTCTAGAAGTCCAATATTTAATATTTAATATTGTTTTACTCCAAAATAATTTATTTAATAATTTATTAAAATTTGATACACTTATAACTGGGGTATTTTCTATTATTAACTTTAGACCAATAATTTGATTATTAGATAGGTTAAATATTTCAGTGTTTTTTATATTATCCCTAATATATTCTTTAATATATTCTATATTCTATATTTATATTATTATAGATAATTTTATTCTTATTTTTAATAAGTTTCATGCTATCTCCTTATATTATTTATAAATAGCAGGAGGCAGTGGGACTGTTATTATAAATTAGACAATAACATATTCTAAATCTTTAGCTTCTACCCATTTATCACCAACTAAAAATTTGTGATCTGATGTACATTTTACTTTTGACTCTTCGCCATTTTCATCTTCAAATATAATCTCAATCATCTTTTTCTCAGGTTTATATATAAAGGTATTCGTTACTTTTTGATACTCTTGTACTTTCGTATCTTCATTTATGGATAATACTTTATCATTAATCTTTATATCTGATATATTTTTATATCCTTCGGATGTATTTATAACTGTATCACCATCAAAACAGCCAGCTCCGCCCGCTAAAATCACAATATTTCCAAATTTTGGATATGCTTTTTTACCTAAAGTAATTAACACTTCATTCATTGGGTTTGTAAACATTTCTTTGAACATATTAGACCTTTGTTTATTTATTTATAAACTAACCTTAGCTAATACTTTCCTGAATTAAATCAGCTACATCATTATCAACATTATTTAATACATCTGTCCCATTTAATACATTTTCAAAAAATGTTTCAGTAAATCCATTTTTTAATATCATATCTTTTTCATAATTTAAATTATATTTTCTTTTACCAAATTATATGTATTTAAGTCTATTTTATTACTTACATCTTCACCATTTTTAATATTTTCTCTAATGGATGTTCCACTAACACTCCCATACCTAGGAATAAAAAAATTTTCACAATTTGAATTTTTCATTTTATCTATGATGACAGGATTACCTTGAACAAAAATATCAAAATCATTTCCAAAATCTGTCCAATCATCTTGAAGATTTGGAGACTTAATTACATTATATCCATAACTCTTAAGTAATTTAATATTATCTTCTAATGGGATAATGTCATCTTTATCTTCTCTTAGAGCTACCGTTACATTAGGTGAGAGTCTTTTAGCTTCTTCTAATACAACCTTGTGACCAGAATGAAACCCCATAAATCGCGCTATAACCAAAACCTTCGGGAAAAA